ACCAGTTCCTCCAGTGGGACTAGCCCACGTTACTCAGCTAGAGTAACCCATCGGCTTTTCGACTTGAAGCAGCCGCGCTTCACACTAGTCTCGAAATCCAATCCATCAACCCTTCCATCTAAGAAGGAGAGAGGATCAGATTGGACTTCCTCAGTCAGGCAGTAGTCTGCTGAGAAGTCGTATTCGAGGCAAGCAGGGCTTTCACCTCCGCTGTTGCTCCCTTCAGCCAGTCTGGTAAGCAACGAGGACTCGTCCTCGTCATCTTGCAGACTGACAGATAGGTCGCATAGGCGGCTTTGATCGACCCATGCGTCAACTCCTGGAGTTGACTGTTCCACTCGACATTCACACGATACTGACTGTTGACCGGGCTGTAGCAAAGCTTCAGCTTCGGTTCGCACCAGTATTCGTTGTGAAATAAGTGGATCTCCACCGGCGTAGCCGGAGTAGAATCCACCAGATCGAGCGGCAACATGTTGACCCCATTTGTTGAGGCAGGCGAGTTCGTTTCCATCAATGCTATCCTTCTTTTTAGTAGGTTGGTATTGTAGCCTCTTTTGCTTCCAGCACTGCAAATCCCGATCATATCGGAGATCTGTAGTGAAAAGGAAACTAAAGAAAGCTATCCCGGACCCAATAACGCGGGTCTTAGGAATGGTACGTCTCACCACTTGACTGACCATCTTCCGTATAGCCTCAGCTACGATCCACTTTCCTCTCATATAAAAGAGGTCAGAGGTCGCAGTCCAAGACATTACTTCAGATGGTCCCCAGTCTCGTGAATCGTCATGCGGCACTCTACGAGCATAGACCGGATTAACCGGCGTGCCTTTAAAGTAATCCGCACCACAAGACTCCCGAAAGTTTCCTTTCGAGAAAGACTTGTTGACGTTAACCTTTAGAGCATAGCTCTCCAGGATATTCACGACTGCGTCCGTGTACTCTACAGGGATAATAATATCATCCCCATAGATATCGATCTTCCTAGAATAATTAAGGATAGATCGAGAACTAGGACGTCTGCCGTCAAGTTGGTGCATAGCGCACTGTACAAGGGTGTAAAACACCATAGCCTCCACTGGGAAGCATAATGCTGAACCCATAGAGGCATACTTGGACAGGACTATGTTCCTCCCATCCGGCAGAAGGGCATGTAACGAACGCGCATCCTCAAGGTATTCGAGGAGGCCTGAGGTCTTAAAGATCCGCTGAACAAGGTGCAAATGCACCCGATCAGACGCATCTTTCAGGTCTAGGGTACTAGTTCGTTTATCGATACTGCCCTTGCGAGCGAGTTTCTGATTAAAGTCTTGCCGTGTGAAACGGATCGATTCTTTAGTCAGAGCATGAGTCTCCAGCACTTTATATACATAATCCTTAACGGATTGCTGCATATATTGCACATGGGAAGGCTCAATTGCGATAACTCGCGGCGTTAGTTGTGTCTTAGGCACGAATACAACTCTAACAGGGAGTTCATCCCTGATATGGAGAAAATTCGGACCTTCATGCACATCTAACTCTTTCCCTATACCACTGACACGAACTGCTACCGAATAATTCGGATAGCAATGAAGGTCAGAAGGAAAGAGTAGCTCAGACCTAGTGTTCCAACTGCGTATATGATGACGATCGTTAGATCGTAATCTTTCTGCAGTAGCACCAGGCCCATGATGACATATAAGATCCAAAGGATCAATCTCAGGAAATACCTGAGACCACAAGATCCCGGAGACCTTATCCAGATATTCATCTGGCTTCTCCATTTGAGAAGTGGCATCCTTGAGCTCCGTCTCTACGTCGACAAAGTGTTGCACTGCCTTCCGATTGTATTTTGGAAGACATTCGATAAACAGTTTCTTAAAGAATCTGCTTATCTGTCGGATAAAATACACGCAATCCGGGCAAGCATCGTCGCGTAGTTCGCCATCAAGCGTAAACACACGGTTGAAGAAACCTCCCATAAAACGGGGGAGACTTCCATGCCTCGAGAAACTCGAAGGACATGAGAACCGCCCACTTTCCAAGCCTCTTTCGAGAGCATCGGATAAAGTGGGGAGAGTTATCGTCAAAAACGGTAACCCTTCGTGTTTACAACGATGTCTCAAAGTTGAGACATCGCGTTCTACGGACAAGTCTAGGTCCACTTCTGCTTGACGCAGAATGGCCTCGACGAGCATGGTCGGTCTTTTCACTGTAACCTCCATTTCAATGGTGGAAACAGGACCGTTCAAGCTTAGGCATCCACTTTCGTGGGACAATCTGAATCGTTACACGGATTCAAAGAATCTTAGTGTGACGATAGAGGACGAGCCCGATGCAGCAACCAACGAGCAGGCAGAGACATACTGCCAAAATCGTTTGCGCTGCCATCAGAACTCACCTCCGAGCACCTTGTTATAATTGGCAGAAGATAGCCAAGTCTTCAAGGCGTCGATCAGATAGCCGATCTCCGTATCAGAGAAGCCATACTTCGGTTCATCGATAACAAGATAGACCGAAACACCCAAATCCCGATTCAAACCGGAAATTGGGTCTGCGACAGTTTTATGCTGTCCCAGACGGACTTCTCTACGAAACCGCGAGGCAGTAACATTCTGCTTAGTGGTCATCGTGGTAACGCCATCAGCGCTAGTATAGATATTCTGCGTGACACCCGCCTGGGTGCGCGGCAGAGGAATCGCTACTGCGTTGACTGTTACCGATTGAGGATCTGCAAGCACTTGAAAGCTCCTTACTATTTTACGCTGTTACAAATTGACAGCTAGCGTAGACGGGACAAACCGAGTGCACCCATGATTGCTTGCTGCATGCCACTAAGAGTATTCTGATTAGTGGCAAACCCAAAGGGATCTCCTCTTGCACGGCACTTTACAAAGGCCGTACTTGAAGAGCTACCCGTGGCTGTGAATAGGCTTTTGGAAGCACGATCCAGAAATTGACCAGTAATGGTATTCTGAATCGTCCATTCCTTTTTCCGCATCACATAATTACGCGGACTCCATAACCGGGCTGCAACGCCGGCATCCATGTTTTGTAACACAGTGCCGACATTTGTAAACCAGTCAAGGAGCCACGACCACGGGACCGCTTTATATAAATTGGCTGCTGTCACGTTTTGTCCATAAATGGACGCAAGCATGGCATTAGTCCAATTGATATCGCGGGGCCCATCCGGTAACCAATAGAGGTATGTGCCTTCGGCCCATACCTTTTCTCGGTTAGTCGAAAGCCTTCGACCGTGAGGTTCCACAGCATAATACTGTGTTACCAACACTGGTTGTAGATAACCATAGCCTGAAATGGCGAGGTCTTCTACAATGTCGAAGGTGTCCACCAGCGTGACTGCTGTGTGGACCGGCTTATTGTTGTTATGCAGGAGCCAAGCGAGCCTTTTCTGTCCTCTCTGTTGAAGAGAGCACATATTTTGCACGTCTTGGACGAGCTGTTTCCAGCCAAATTCGTAACCTACGAAATGGCCTGCCCCTCCATCACGGAAGGAGCGTACAGCCCGCTGAAGGTTTTGAACAGCAGTATTCCAAAAACGAAATGGAATATCTGCTATCATCCCAGGCAAATCTTTAGTCTCAAAGAGACTATTGTAAGTGCCAAAGGAAGCCTTCGTCGGTTTCATCCTGTTGTAGGCAGTTGCCCCATACGGGTCTGCAGGAAAAGCCTGCGACGACCACGCACCAGTATGAGGAATATCCACAGCCAACCCGCCAGTATAATGCTGGTCGAGCGGATTTGGATTCCCACGCTGAATGTCACCCAGAGGCAAGACGTTACGTTTTGTTCTAACTCCTTCGAGGTAGAACGCACCGCCAACATCTTTGTCAGCTGGGTAATGGGGATAGCCATAGTGGCCACGGTCTCCGACCCACATAGTACTAATATCAATATTAGTAGTGTAGGTCTTAACACCGATAGGGGAGCTACCGTAATATTCCGTTCCTAAATAGGACGGGCTTACGAAATTTCTTCCCTTGACCATAAACAACAATCCTT